ACTAGATGCTAATACGACAGGAGGTTCTAACGTGTCGGTCGGTGCACGTTCACTTACTGCAAACACTGAAGGTGGTTCTAACACAGCAGTAGGTAAGGATGCTTTATTTGTAAGCACTACCGGATCTAACAACACAGCACTGGGTCAATCAGCAGGTGGTTCAATAACCACAGGTAGCAATAACATAGCAATAGGACTAGACTCTTTAAAAACTGGAAGTCCGGGAGGTAACATTACCACAGGAAGTAATACTGTTGGTATTGGAGATGAAAACATTACTTCCTTAAATGCACAAGTTTCATTAACAGTTGCATCTGACGAGCGAGATAAAACAGAATTTACAGACTTAGATGTGGGTTTGGATTTTGTAAAACAACTCAAGCCTTACACCTACAAATGGGATAAGCGTTCTAAGTATGGCGATAATACAGCAGATGATTATGACTTAAATGCACAAACACCTGATGGAACTTACAAAGAAGATTGGTTAGATATTGGATTTAAAGCACAAGAAGTTGAAGCACTAGAACAAGCCGCAGGTTATGACAAAGCAAACAAAACAAATCTTGCTGTAACAATGTCAGGAGACGGCAAGCAGTATGGTATGCAGTATGAAAAACTTGTACCAATTTTAACCAAAGCAATTCAAGAGCAACAAGCTTTGATTGAATCATTAACCGCAAGAATAGAAACCTTAGAAGGATAAATAATTATGAGTGAAGTAGTAGAGAGAACAGATGCTGAGAAAGCGCAAATGTACTCAGCAATGTTAGGAAGCGTCAGCGTAATTACAAATTGTTTAGACGACAGCAATGAGTTTTGCAATGACATGACAAAAACCGAAAAGAAAGAAAGAGTTATGCGTAGCTCTGGATATCTTTCAACAGGTGTTGCACTAGATGATTGGGGTTCAGAGGATATGTCTTCTGTAAATGCCGCAATAACTGCCGCAACCGATTACGACCCAGACGCATAAAAGGAGTAACACATGAGCGAAGAACGTACAACAGAACAACTAGCACAAGACTATACAGCAATGGGTCACAGCATTGCACTTATTACAGACGTAATCGCAGGTAATGTGATGGCAGAAGATGATGCCGCAGACCGACAGGATTGTGTTGATAGAAACGTAGCACACCTAGAGCTTATGAAAGCTAAAACTGATTGGGG